TCTGATTCTCCAAAAACTTAACCTCGCACCCGCACCCCAACACCTTACCAGCCAACCTCATCAATATTTTCGAAGCCCATATTCTAAGATAGAGTTTTTTCGAAACGCTGACTTCGATGATAATCGGGCCTGCTTTTTTAAAACTCGTTATCTTTGTGGTTAATTCAACCATTTAATCCTCCAATCCAAACGTCGAAGATGGTTTGGTGTACCCCGGCTCGCTCATTTTCTCTGAAAGCTTATGCTTTGCAAAAGCAATATTTTTATCGAGGGCAGGTTTCAAATACGGATGAGCTGGAGCCGGATGGGGGCCGCCATGACCGTGCTCTGCCAAAAAAGCTTGCATCGCTCCACGACCCCCCGCCTTCACAATGTACCCGCCGCCCTCGAACTTACTCTTTTTAACCTTGATCGACTTTCTAAGAGCCCCAGTAACGTCATCAAAAGCCACAGATCGTTTTGCGTCGGCTTTGATCTGAACACAAATCTCCTTGCACTTCTCGTCAAGGTGTTCCTCAAGCGCCTGTAAAAACTCGCTGGCGTCTATTTCAACTTTGACTGTCATAAATTCGCCATCACAGCGGCCAATAAAACAGCCCCACAAATAGTTAGAAGAAACTTACCCCATGGAAACCCCACAGACGGACCCCCGTAAGAAACCCACTCTATTTCCGGGCCTTTTATACCAAAATTTGGTAAATCTTTATCCATTACAAGACCTCCGCACAATGCAAGACCATATCGCCCGCTCTTTGGTAATCTTCAACCCCCGTAATCCTGTACGTTTTCCCGCCATGAGTAACACGGCAAGAAGAATCTATCCTCACATCTCGTCTTACCCGGAGTTTAAATTCGGTTTTCATTTCAAGTTTGCCGGCTTCAATCCGTTCAGTTCCCCTCAAAGGTATATATTCAGCCCTGCACGGCGCTCCTGATAAATCTGACCATGTTTCAGCGGTTGCCCCCATGCCATCCTGTGCAGTTGCCACGGACTGAATTCTTATACTCTGATCAAGTTTGCCTGCTCGGATCATTTAATCTCCAAAATCAAAAAGGCGGTAAGGCCATAAAAGGTTCATAATATGCCCGGGTATTTGGTCAACCGATTGATTATTACCGACGATTATACTCTCTCTGTGGGCATAAGCGTCGGCAACCATGATCAGAATCGCGGCCTTGATTGGATACGGGACATCTGCTTCATTGCCATATCCGCAAACAAACTGAATATAAATCGGGTTTGAAGGATAAAGGGTCGCTGTAGGCCAAAGCTTTTCATATCCCAGAACAACCCGACCCGGATCTGAATCAATATCGACGATATAATCACTTGATGAAAATGTATATTCAACGCCGTCAGAACCTTTATATTTAACGCTCGTTACAGACTGCAAATTCCCAAACGGTAACGAAAAACGCTCCACAGGCCATTCGTCAGCAAAAACCCTCCAAGTCTGTGTCAATAACTTCCGGTTGGTGATGTTTTCAGCTTGGGCAGTTGCAGACTGGATAAGGCTTTCAAGATAAAAATCATCGTCCGTATTATCCCAAGCAATATTAAGCTGCATCTTAGCAAGGCCAATATCCACTACTGATCCGGTCGGGGCCATCACCAATTTGGTTATCATTTCACATGCCCAAAAAAGTTAAGCATTTAAAAAATACCCCCCGGCAACAACCGGGCGCCAAAGCACCGTTATGTCCGCAATCTTTCCAGCTCCAGCGGTGGCCCCGGAAATTGTCAACTGGATTTTCTTCGTTGCCGCCGTCACAGAAGGACCACGGTATACGCTGTAAAAGTTTCCGGTTAAGTTGGCTTTAGCTCCGGCAGTACCGGATAAAAGAACGACAGGGGCCACATCGTCTGTCTGAACTGATATACCCGTGAAAGTGGCTACTGCTGAAAGATTATCAGGAACGTGAACAATAACAGCATCAATAAACAGCGCTTGAGCCGTGGCTGTCATAACGTCATAGGTATTGGCGGCTTGGTTCAAGGAAATCTGTTCGTAATTAACCGTGCTTTCCGGCATGAAACTCTTTGGAACCCAGGCGTATCCGTTGTAAATGAACATGAATCCGGTATTGGCCTCATAGAAAGTTGCCCCTGCTGCGATATCAGTTGTTGGCTTGGTATCTGTTGAAAACCCTATGAATCTGTTGTTCATTGAGCCTATGGATTGAACGGTCATTTAAAGCCCTCCTTTTTCGGGCGGTAAAATCACTTATTTCTTCTTAGTGGCTTTCTTCTTATCCTGAACTTCAATTTTTTTTGTGTTATCGTAGCTTTCTTTAGCTGTAGCACAAACGCCGCAAACAACTTCGGCGCCTTTTTTCTCAAAAAACTCGCCGCACTCAACACATTTAAAAAGATGCTTCATATTATTTATGACGCGGTTGCTTTAACAGACAACCGCGCCCCTTTCTTAAAATTCTCTCGCAATCCGAACCCAATCGATGTGGATATCGCAGTCGTCAGCGTGCCCAGCATTAAGAACAAACTGAAAAGCCATTTCCTCGCCAGTCGGAACCGTTGCGGTAGCCAGAAGACATGTACCGGTTAGGGCAGCCCCATCGGCATAAAAGGTAACGGTCGTGCCATCACAGTATGCACCGACTTTGATGTAAGTGTCGGCCACGAGGGTAACAGCGTCAGCCTGAACAACAACGGCGGCACCCGAAGCTTTCCGGTGGACGGTATCGAGCTTATCACCATCGGCCTCAACCCGCAGAAATCCGATATAATCTTTATCCTGAAGTGTGCCAGTCGCGGTCATGATCCCGTCTTGAGCAAGGAGGCCTTCTTCGGTGAAACCGCAGAACAATCCGAATTTTGCATCAGTGATGTTCTTGACTTTGATCCGGGCTTCCCACCAGGATTTCTTTCCAGATGTCAAAACAAACTGGCCGGCAGTGTCAAGAGCTCCAAGAACCTGGACCGCAACGCTCTCATTGTCGGTGGTGGTAGCAAGCTTCAGAACACCATTTGGGTCGGTGGCGATGTTAGTAATAACAGATCCGGCAGTTGCCCCGGTAAACCCGCTGGCCCCACCGCCCAGATATGTTTTTGCCTGGTTAGCGGCCAGGGCGTGGCTTCCGTGAAAATCATTGAAATACGCCATGCCCTTAGTAGGGTCCATAACGTAATCCATCCATGGACAGGTTGACCAAATTCCAACAGAAGGACCACGGCCTGTATTTGACCCAGAAATCGGAAAGGTAAGGGTCGCACCGTCCTCTACTTCGAAAGTTCCTCCGGAGGCGATAACAGTTTTATCCCCACCGTCAGCTCTATAACATTTCGGAACATAACTCATTTCTCTTTTTCCTTTATATCAGTGATTACCCCTGGCCGGAATTACCCGGCCAGAGTAGTCATTTAAGACCTGATTATGCTACCGGAGCGTTTTCCGGGTTGCCTTTGAGAACGATAATCCCGATGGGCATGGTTACGGTGCCGGTGATAGTATAAGTCAACTGAAGATACCGTTTCCCGCCGATATAACCGAGTTTATACAGGGTATTGTCTTCATCGGTAGAATCGATTGTCAGAACAACCCCGGAAGTCACAGTAAGATCAAGCATGTCAGCAGTGGTAACGGCTGTATAAGTCGTACCATCATCGGAATGATCCATGGTAAAAACAAACTTATGGGATGCGCCCAAACCGGTTCCGGCATCAATCCCTGTCTGAATCAACAGACAGGCAGAATTGAACCCCTGAAGGTCAACGTCGGTATGAACGGCGGTCGCCGTGATAGCAATCGGGTCAAGAACAGAAACCGCCGCGACCTTGTTGTATAAATCTTTCATTTCAAAATCCTTTATTTTTTAATGGCCGGAGTTACCCGGCCCGTTTAAATTAACTGGTAGCTATTTTGAGAGCCTTAATCGCCTCGAAAAGGGTTATACCTCCCCCTACTCTTTTTGTGGTATAGAAGAGCACGTTCCCTTTCGATGTGTACGGATCGCGGAGAACCCTGATCCCCATTCTGTCAAGAATCAGGTAAGCCCGTTTGAAGTTACCGAAGAACAGGGGGTAGGCCCCGGCACCGATGTCGGCCACGTTGTCATCATAGGCAACAGGTTTGCCCAGAAGAACGTCAGGGGTTCCTTCCATCAGGCCGGGGCGCCAAATGTAGTTGCCGTCACCATCTTTCAGGACGCGGATTTTTTCACAAGTGGCGTCATTCATGAGCCAAGTTGCACCGTTCCGGTAAACGGATTTCAGAGCGTGCTGAAGGGAAAGCAACTTATCAGTGTTGTTCAACAGGGTCGCATGACCCCCAGGAACATAACCCACCTTGCCCCATTCATAGGAAGCGTTGGTGATGAAAGTGTAACCAGCAATACCGTGAGGTTTTGCAACACCGTCGCCAGTAATAAAGGCTTCACCTTCCTGCTCCGCAAATTCGACAGAAACCTCATCAGCCAACCAGCTTTCGAGGTTCAGATAAACATCGTCAAGAGAAATCTGGGTCGCGCCGGGTTCGGCATAAACCTCTTTCATGTTGATGGCGATTTCTTTCAGGGTCGGGGTATTGGTCTCTGACCGGGTTGCTTTTTCAGCTACCCATCCGGAAGTTGCACCGCCCATATTGACAATCTTTTTGTAAGTGTCGGTGCCAATAGACCGGACAGTGGCGAGATTCCTCATGACAGAAATCGTTCCGGCAACTCTCTCAATAGCTTGATCAAACTCTGGGGGGGCCACAAGATACCCGCCGTCAGGATCGGACAGGGTGGAAAGACCAGCTTTAACCTGAAGCTCTTTGACGGCCTCAAGGTTAGATTCCCCACCCTTACGGAACCATTTTTCAAAAGCGGCTTTGTGCTCAGCTTTGGCCTTATCGATGACAGTATTCCCGCCCCCGCCGCCAAGCTGAATCCGGCCCACAGCTTTGTCAAGGGCTTCAAGCTGCGCTTTCATGTCGGCCAGTTTTGTGATATCAGCGTTGATCTTATCCACTTTCTCGTTCAGGACGGCATCAACACTGCCTTTTGCAGCCAGCTCTTTGATTTTCTGATCATTCTCGGCTTTAAACGCTTCAAAGGCAGCCCCGATAGCCGCAATCGTTTTCTTAAGTTCTTCCATCTCGTTATTCCTTCTTCATTAATTTGTTGAGAGTTTCGGAGGCAACCGCTTTCATGCCGTCCACATCTATTTCCGGTTCGCCAATTGCTTTCCAGCCTCTCGCAAGGATTGCCTTGGCATCGTTTAAAGAGAGGCCGCACACGTCACGTAATGCTTTCTCTGCGTTTCTTATGTTGGGTTCTTTAATAAGTTCATTTTCGTCTTTAACATCGGACGGGGCATGAGCGAACATGGACAGGTCAAATTTTGCTGATACCGGGTTTCCGGCTTCGATGATGACGTCAATGAAGCCTTTCTCTTTAGCTTCTTTAGCGGTCATCCACGTTTCAGCTCTAAGCATATCTTTCAGCTCACGTTTGCCGACATTGGTATGGTCTGCATACATATCGATCATGTTGCTGCTAATTTGCTGAAGAATGTCCGCAGCCTCCCGCATTTCATACTGATTACCCCATAGGCCGGTCATAGGCTCATGGATCATGATCATGGTGTTTTTAAACGCCTGCTTTTCATGGCCAGACACGGCGATATAAGACGCTGCTGAAGCAGCAAGAGACTCAATACGGGTGATAGGTTTTGAAGGATGGGCCTTAATAGCATTGGCGATTGCAAACCCGTCCCATACATCGCCTCCTGGTGAATTTATCCGGACAACTATCTTCTTTTGCTTTAAATTGGACATAGCCTTAATGAACTCGCCAGCCTCATTAAAAGGCCATCCTATATAGTCATAGACAAGGATTTCAGCCTCATCGTCCGTAACGTTCTCAATCTTGTACCAATCCGGTTTATCAAGAGGCTTGTTATACTGAGCCGCAATGATCCTTGCATTTTTTTCATTTCTGTAATTTAGTTTCATTTCTCATCATCCTGATTATTGGCTGTCCCGGATTCTTTTGTGGTCGATGTTCGGGTTCGATACACATCCCCGCCTTCATACGGGTTAAAATCCAACATTTCCCGAATCTCGTTCGGATTAAGGATCTCTTTATCGATTGCGGTAGCAAAAGCCGCCATCTGGTCTTTGAAAGCCCCCCTTTGAAGGCCTTCAACTTTGAACTTGGCATAATATTTTTTACGATCTGCCGGGCTTAACAAATCCCGGTAAATGGACTTTTCGATACTGACTATCCAGGGGAGAAGAGCGTATATCACGAAACCTATGGAAAACTGTTCGGCACTCGCAAATGTCGGGGTATTATCCCCAGAACTCATAGTCGTTAAAGGAAGACCGAAAAAAATGTCAACTATTTCGCTCTTCTGATATTTACGACTTTCAAGAAACTGCGAATCTTCGGGTTTTATGGTAATCGCCTGGGCCTTCATGCCCTCTTCAAGCAACATGAGCCTATGGGATTTACCAAGACCAGAATATGCTTCACCAAGGGAATCTTTCAGGTTCTTATGGGCCTGATCAGTAAGCTTTGACGGATGCTCAATAATCATACCAGGATGCGTCCCGGTTCCAAAGTACCGAGCACCAAACTCTTCAGTTGCGAGAGCAAGGCCTATGCTTTCACGAATATGCTCAATTGGGTTGACACCCATATACCCGTTCATGGTCATGCCTCTTAAGTGCATGATTTCACTGCCTGGAATATCTATTCGAGTTCCGCCGGACAGATAGCCAGACGTACCATTAGGCGTCGAAACGTTTGATGTTGTTGGTATTATACATTTATATGTTAACGTATAATCGGCGTTTTGTTCAATCTCTTGTACGACCCCCGGAGCTAAAGGGATAAGCTCTTTTATTTCTCTACCATATACGCCACGATTTTTTAAAGCAAAAAAATTACCTCTCAAGGAAAGATGATTCATGGCCATACCCCAAAACTCAGAAGAAGTCATCCATTCGTTAGGCATATCGTGTAAAAGAGGGTAGAGATTATGGTCAGTTGCGGCTTCCCGGACCTTGCCAGCCTTCATCATCATGTAACAAGGCAGCATACCGATTACCCGTGAAAGAATGTTCACACACGAATAAACGGTTGCTTGACGCATAGCTGTTTCATTGGAAACCGATTTACCTGAATACGTGGACCCTCCGCCGAAAACTGACCGGAAGACCTTTTCCATTTCCTGGCTGATCGCTTGGGGTTTCGCCATCCTGGAAATAATACCCATTATTTTTTATCCCTCATGATATACCCGGAAACCATGAGAATGGACCCGCAAACTGCAAAAGAGACCCACGGAGCCTTTAAATAAAGGCCGTAGCCCAAAGCAAACAACCCCCCAAGAAACATGACATCTCGAATATCTATTCTCTTCAAATCAGCCCCTAAATTGTGGCCCGGTTTTCTGGGGCTCCAAAAGTCTGCCCATGGAGTACCGGAAACCAAATTATTGCCCTTTATTATAAGAGAAAAAGGACACCATTTTGAGTCTCGCCTTAGATAGGTGGTGCTTTACCCCTCTAACCTTGTAGTTGGTCCTAACCGCTATCTGGGCATAAGAAAGGCGCCGGAGATAAAACATCGACAAAATACGATTCTCAAGAGGCGTTAAAAAGTCAAACTGCGTTATCTCCTCGGTGTGATTGGCTGATAGAAACCACGGGGATTCAAAATCACCTGCGTTATCTTCAAGAAGAACGGCCATCTGAGGGATATAATCTTGATCAGCATAAATTTGCGCTTTAGGGCACAAAAACGTGCAGTCTTTACGTTTTTCACACGACTTGCAAATAGACATGGACGAAAATCCTTAAACACGGAATCCGTCCAACGTATAGGTGGGATTACCTTCTTAAACGTTATACTTAAAATTCTTACCGTTACATATTCCTAAATACGGACATCCTTCTTCTATCTTGCCCACGGTTCCATTGGGCCTAAGATGAACACAAAACCCTTCGATACTCGACTTCTTACACCCGCCGGCAAACGAAGAAGGCAAGCGGGTTTTTTTAGCCTCTTCAAGTAGAGCTTTTTTTTGGTGTTCGGTCATACTCTGACAAGCTTTCTTGTCAAAACTACGGTAAAACCCGCCCCTTCTTCACTTTTAACAACACGCCATGAATGACCTGTTATTTTATACCCCACCCCGTGACAAGCCACATAATACCCACCCGCATTCATCGAATCGTACTGATCGGCTTCTTCTTGTGTTAAATAAAACACTTCCTCGATCTTATCCGGGACCATAACCCCCGAGGCCTTATCTTCTTTTTTAACCTCAAAAAATTTACATTTTCCGTCTCTGTTAATTTCTTTGCAGAAAAACACCCCGGCGTTCTTCTCACCTGTAACAAAATTTCTTATGCCTGCGCATTTAAATCTATCAGGAAGTACGTAGGTAATTCCTTCCGCAACACCACCTTCTGTCCTGTACGCAATCTGACAATGCTCACATTCGTTACAAACCGTAAGCTTACTCATTTTTCACTCTCCTCCTTAGTCAAAGGTTATCACCCCTCGCGTCTCGTATATGGAAACCTCATTTCCCTTATCATACATCGCCCGGGACATAGCAGTAATAAAAGCCACACCCCCATCAATCTTGTTTTCTTCCCCTTCCTTAAAAGGAAAAATGTTATCCTTCTTGTCAACTCGACAACAAATGTTTGAAATCATCCAGTACGTGACAGGGCTTCCGTCATGGTGGAGTTTACCAGCTTTCACAATCGCCTCAATTTCTTTCATGGGTTCGGATAACATGCTGACCGTTTGAGGAACTTCAACACAAGCGATGCCTTCACCAATCAAATTCGTGATAAGCTGCTGAGCGTTCCAAGGGTCATTACAAATTTCTCCGCCGCCATTTTCAGACCCAGATAAGCTAAAATCTTTGGCGTCCTGTTTGATGGTATCCTGGATCGCTTCAATATCAATTCTCGATCCCGAAGTTGCCTCAATGAATCCCTCATGCACCCAACCGGCGTAATGGGTCATGTCTTCTCCAAAAGTTCGACTTTCCGGCAGCCAGTACCGGGAAAATAAATAGTAGTCCTCGCCCTTCTTAAAAAGATACATCTTTGCCGCAATATCTATTTTAGACGCCAGATCAAGGCCTATATAAGCCGGCGACCCATGGAAAGATTCCAACGTGATATTCGGATCATAACACTTATCCCATTCAACCATATTCATCCAGGCTGATCCAGCATTACTCCAGACATTCAGGTGCTTACATTTGATAATGTTCTGTTTTGTCTTGTCCTGAAGGGCTGTTTTAAGCTGGCCCATAAGAAAACGCTCTGAAACCGAAACATCATAATTGGGGTTGGCTTTCTTCCATACTGCTGGATCTGTCCAATCATCGTCCTTGTCTATCGTAAAAATCACACCAAAAAGATTATCGTTAACCAGCTCGCCAGACAGAATCTTTTCGACCCTTTTCTGAAGGGCATAACATGGATAGGCTGTATTCGTACCCGCCGTGCTGATAACCCACATCATAGGCTGAACCCTCGCACCCATACCAGTTTTACCAGTATCGTAAGACTCCGCCGTTTTTGATTCATGAAACTCATCCTGAATCCAACAATGAGGGCTTGCACCGTCTCCAGGCTTACCGATAACAGTTTCAAACCGCGAACCAGTTGACAAAGAATAGATGTTCCCGGGGTTCTTCCCGGTGCCCATCAGTTCAACATCATAATAATTTCTGAAATTAGACTCTTTTTGCGCCATGAGCCACGCCGGACGGAAAACTTCATATGCCTGGGCCTCTGATCCGGCCGCGCTAAAAACCTCAGCCCCTTTTTCACCGTCAGCGGAAAACATGAAAAGGCCTACCACAGCGCCCTCTACAGATTTCCCATTCTTTCTTGGGATTAAAAGAAACACCTCAGTAAACCGCCTTGTACGGTCCGACTTTCTAACCCATCCGAAGGGAACACCAAAAGAAAAACACTGCCAGGGCTCCAAAGTGATTTTTGTACCAGCCCACTTCCCTTTTATATGAGGCATCAGGTGATTGAACTCAAGAAAATCCTCGCATTTCTTTTTGTCAAACCTGTACGGATATGCTGAATCCTTCTCTTTTACCAAATCATCGAGGTGCCTCTGACAAGCCTGCCGAACCTGTAGACAAGCGACAACCTTGCCGGACATGGCATCCCGACAGAATTGATTTGCTTTATTAGTTAATGGGTACTTGTGAGCCATTTATCCCAACTTTGAAAAAGGATTCTTCTTTTCTTCAGATTTTTTGGCTGAGACTTTAGACCTGGAAGCCGGAGTCATGCCAAACTCAATCAGATATTCCTTCATCGCTTTCCTGGCCTGATTAATAATCCCAACAATCGGCCTTTGGATGCTATTGCCGTTTACAGTTGTCTCAGTCATCCAACCAGCGCCGATCTCATTCCGGATGACACACGCTTCCACCCAAACTGAATAAGCCTCACAATACGCAGCAAGCGCAGTGTCATCTATCTCAGTTAAAAGCCCCAGATTATAAAGAAGAGTAGACATTCTCTTATGCTCTTCTTTAGCGATATCATTCAGGTGATCCGGGGGTTCTGGAATTTTTTTGTTTGGCATTGGCTCTGACCGATTCGCCCTACTTTTTGGCAAAGTACCTTGAATCAATTTTAACTTCGTTGGCTTTTTAGGATACGGCATATTTCCCCTCTTCTAAACATTTAATAATTACGTTTTACCCCCTCTATTGGAAGCTCTATCCGAAGAAAATTGC